GCAAAGTAAATACAATATCTCCAAATTTACCTCTACCACCTGATTGTTTTTTATAAACCTCACGGTGATTTGCAGTTCTTGTGAAAGCTTCTTTGTATTCTACTTGTGGCTCACCTTGGTTTACCTCAACTTTAAACTCTCTTCGCATTCTATCTACAAGAATGTCAAGGTGTAACTCACCCATTCCTGAAATAATAGTTTGTCCTGATGCTTCGTCTGTTCTCACTGTAAATGTTGGATCTTCTTCGGCTAATTTTGCTAAAGCCATACCCATTTTATCAACATCGGCTTTGGTTTTAGGCTCGATGGCGATACCAATTACTGGTGCTGGAAATTTCATTGATTCCAAGATAATTGGGTGTTTTTCATCACACAAAGTATCTCCGGTTTTGATATCTTTAAATCCAACTGCTGCACCAATATCACCTGCTTCGATATATTCGATTGGGTTTTGTTTGTTGGCGTGCATTTGATAGATACGAGAAATTCTTTCTTTGTTACCAGAACGGGTGTTCAAAACATACGAACCTGCATCCAATCGACCTGAATAAGCACGGAAGAAAGCCAAACGACCAACGAATGGGTCTGTTGCAATCTTAAATGCAAGAGCAGCAAACGGCTCTTTCACATCAGGCTTACGCATGATTGGTTTTTGATCCTCTTCTAATAAATCAGCATCATCAGGATGAATCCCTACAATACCTTCTTTATCCATTGGAGATGGCAAGTATTTACAAACCGCATCTAACATAAATTGAACACCTTTGTTTTTGAAAGATGAACCTGCAATCATTGGGATAATTGCCATATCCATTACAGCAGCTCTCAACGCAATGTTGATTTCTTCCTCTGTAATAGAATTTTCGTCTTCCATGAATTTTTCCAACAAATTCTCGTCATAATCAGCTACTGCCTCGATAAGAATTGATCGGTACTCTTTCACTTCGTCAATCATATCGGCAGGAATATCAACTATTTCATAAGTTGCTCCTTGACCTGCGTCGTCCCATACAATTGCTTGGTTTTTTACTAAATCTACAACACCTCTAAAATCATTTTCTTCACCAATAGGCAAAGTGATTGCAACGGCATTCGATTTTAACATATCACGAACTTGCTGACAAACCATCAAAAAGTTAGATCCTTGTCTGTCCATTTTGTTAACAAAACCAATTCTTGGCACACGGTATTGATCAGCCAATCTCCAATTTGTTTCTGATTGAGGCTCAACACCATCAACTGCAGAAAAAAGGAAAACTAATCCGTCTAATACTCTCAAAGAACGATTAACCTCAACGGTAAAATCAACGTGTCCTGGGGTATCGATAATGTTAAAGTGATATGGTAATGTTTCAGGTAGTAATTTACCTTGTGTTGTAGGAAAATTCCATTCACAAGTTGTTGCAGCAGATGTAATTGTGATACCTCTTTCTTGCTCTTGTGCCATCCAGTCCATTGTTGCAGCACCATCGTGCACCTCGCCAATTTTGTGTGATTTTCCTGTATAGAATAAAATCCGCTCTGTTGTTGTTGTTTTACCAGCATCTATATGAGCAGCAATTCCTATGTTTCTTGTGTATTTTAGATCTCTAGCCATTTCTTATGAATTAAAATCTAAAGTGAGAGAATGCTTTGTTAGCCTCTGCCATTTTGTGAGTGTCCATTCTTTTCTTAACCGCTGCTCCTTCTTCTTTGGCTGCTGCCAAAACTTCTGAAGCTAGTTTTTGTGCCATCGATTTCTCGTTTCTTCTTCTTGCATAAAGAATCATCCATTTCATCGCCATCGAGATTTTTCTGTCTGGACGAATTTGCATCGGAATTTGGAATGTTGCGCCCCCTACTCTACGGCTACGAACCTCAACATGAGGCATAACATTGGTAAGTGCGTCTTTCCAAATCTCTACACAAGATTTTTCTTCGCTTTGTTTTTTGCTTTCAACAATGTCCATCGCATCATAAAACACTTTAAACGCTGTTGATTTTTTCCCGTCCCACATTAAGTTGTTCACAAAACGGGTTACCAGTTGGTCGTTAAACCTCGGATCTGGTAAAAGTGGTCTTTTCTTTGCCGCTCTTTTTCTCATTTTTTCATTTTTTTTAAAGTACAGACAAGTCATTACTTGTCCCTACCGAGATTACTTTTTCTTACCTTTTGTTGGTGCTGCAGCTACTTGACCTGGTTTTGGTCGTTTTGCTCCATACTTTGATCGTCTTTGTGTTCGTCCTGCAACGCCAGATGTGTCTAACGCGCCACGCACAATGTGATACCTTACTCCTGGCAAGTCTTTTACTCTTCCACCCCTAACCAATACTATCGAGTGCTCTTGTAGATTGTGTCCTTCACCAGGAATGTACGCATTTATTTCGTTACCATTAGTTAAACGAACCCTTGCCACTTTTCTCATGGCAGAGTTTGGTTTTTTTGGTGTCGTTGTATAAACACGAGTACATACCCCACGGCGTTGTGGACAAGAATCTAAAGCAACCGATTTACTCTTCTTGGTAATTTGGGTTCTTCCTGTTCTTACTAATTGTTGAATAGTTGGCATAATTTGTACCTAATATTTGTTAAAAAATTATTTTTACCCCAATTTAAGGGTGTGCAAAAGTAGTGTATTTTTTTGAAATACCAAATTGAAATAGAATTTTTTTGAAATAATTTGGTTTTGAGGATTTTACTGCCGCCAGTATCAACTGGGCTAAATGATTTTCTGCTCATTGAACTGTATTCGGCACCCGTGCTGCCGTGAAATATTTTGTTTATGCCGTCCATCGTGTCCAAAAACGCCAACGCATCGGTTTGATTGATACCACCTTTATAAGTATCTGCAAAGGTTTCATAAAACAAAAACACATCAATCTGCACGGCTACATGCTGTATTTTTGCCCCCATATCTTTCATGCTATTGCCACGGAATCCAAAAAAAACAGCAGGAGTCGGAAAAGGGTGTTCATCTTCAAGATTATACACCTGATTGTGCCATAAATCTACCCATTCAACAGTTGGTATATTGACTTCAATTTTTTGAGCCAATTCTAAATAAAGTTGTTTCCAATTTTGCATAATTATAATTTATTAAATCGTTTTTCTATTTCGGTGCAAAGCCATTGATCCAGTCCGTTCATCATTTTTTCAGAATGACCAATAAATTGTCGCTTCGGGAATTTTATATCCATCTTGCGGCTGTGCGATTGCACTTGCTCTCTTTTGCCTTTTCGGGTTCGGGTGTGGGCTCGCACATATTGCACCACTCGCATCCGACCGCCTTCGTTATGCAAACTGGCATAAGGTACAGTAGTTCCAAAGGTTATATTATTGCCAGCACGACTCATCACTTCCAAACTTTTTCGTAAATAAGTTGTATTAGTCAAAACGGCACCGCCATTTCTTTTGTCGGGCTCTTTTCTTTTTTCCCACTTAACAAGTGAATTATCCGTGAATCCTTCGTTTTGGAAACTATCATCAAACCATTGCAAACAGTGCATTTCGGCATATCGTTTGGCATCGGCTTTTAATGTTTTTGCCATTGCCAAAAAATCGGGCACTTCATTAATTGTTTCGCTTGCCATAAAATTTAATTGCTATTTAACTTGTATTTAAAAAATGTTTGTATATTTGCACTGTGCGAGAAGAAATTCAAGCCGCCCACCTTCTGAGCGTTATTGGTTAAACGCTCTTTTTTTATAGCCATTTTTCAAATATCACTTTACTTTCTCCTTTTTGAATTTTAATTAGGTCAGCACTTTTTAGATACAGTACTTTATTATTAAAAATTAATATTAATTCTTTAATTTCAATTTTATTTTTAAAAAAGTTTTTTAATCTCCCTTCAACTTGTTCGGGATAAAGTTTTTTAAAATGTTTTGTAAAATTTATTACCGTCAAAGTACAGCCCTGTTCAATTGATGTTTTTATTGATGTTTTTATTCCTTTGTACCCTTCAGGTTGTTTCAAGTCCCCAATGTTTTTGTTGATATAATACTCTGGATTTTTGTATTTATCTATTAAAATATTTGCTCTAATTTCTACATTCAATTTTAATTCATCGACAATAATTGTTGCAGCTTTTAAATTTGCTTCGTAATCGTTTTCGTCATAAAAGAGATTTCTATTTACCGTTTTACCTGTTTTTTTGTTTTTATATTTTACCTCACTTGGTGCGTTCAATTTCATATATTCAGCATTCTTTTTTGCCAATTCATTTGTATTCAAAAGCATAAAATACTTATGCTTTTTGCTAAAAATCACTTCGTCTGTACCCACATTTCCTACAAATTCTTCGGTAGGTTGTAGGGTTGTTTTTTCAGTTGTTTTGTCGGCGGCAGTTGCCACTACATCGCAACGGCAACGCCAACCATTTGGTGGGTAATGCGTACTCCAAAATGGATCGTCTATTGGTCTGATAATGCCATTCAAAACAGCGTGAGCGTCTCGCACTTTGGCATCGCCAACGGTTCTGTATTGCAAGTTTGGAAACAAGCCTTTGTTTTTTTGAAACCTTTGCCATTTTATAGCCATTTGTGCGGCTGCTTTTGCCGTTTGATGCTCGGCTTGCAGCCAGTGTTTGTTATATTGTCGGTTTATTCCTTTGGCAAGTTGGCTAAATTCGTTAAAAGGTCGCAGTTTGCCATCTTGATAATACAACATTTTATTAAGCGTTTCTAATTGGGCATAGTTTTTGGCACTGGCAAAAGTGTACAAATTCTTTTTCAGTTCAGTTACAATACTATCTTCGCCATCTTTTTTGTATTGCGCATTCCACGATGTGCCCACACCAGCTGCCGCACCTTCAGATAAATCTTTGTAGGTTTGAGTGATTAAATCTTGATTCAAATCAGACGGCTGTATTTTGCCATCGTGCAAATCTTGGGCAATTTTATCAATCAAATCATCGTAAACCGAAAAATCTAATGCCGTAACTTCTGGTATTAAACTCTGACAACTTTCGCAACCGCAATTTTCAGCGTGATATGAAGCTTCGAGTGATTCAAATAGTGCTGCTACTTTTGCATCAGACTTTTTTTTTTAGCATCGGTGGCAGCCAAAGAATCAATTGGAGCAGTTGTTTTTAATCCTAAAATCGGCACGCCAGTTTGTTGGCTTACCCATTCGGGATCTATTTCAAATTGAGTTCCTAAAATATCTACAAGTTCTGCAGTTTCTTTTGAAGTTCTAATCTCGGCATTGTCCCAAATAAAAGTGTGTCCGTTAAGCCCAGAGTAAACCGATGATAGTTTGATTAATCTTGGCAAAACCAATTTATTCATAACATTTTTAATCATCAATTTGTCGCTTTCAAAACGATCCTTTGCCAACTTAAATTGAATTTCTACCGAACCTACAAAACCTTTTTCGTCAGTCAATCCTGTACCTCCTAAAAAGCGTTTAGAAATTTCGGCATTGGCTCTTTCAATCAAAGGATCAAACGCACCCGATGGATTGTTGGAGGTTGTGTCTAATACTTGAAATTTCTCGTTACCCCGTCCAACCATAAAGTTATTAGATTTAAAGTTTTGAGCCGCTTCAAATAACTGGTTCAACCGCTGGTCATCTTCTCTGTCGGTGGTTATAAATAGTGGCGGCACGCCATATTTTTCTATAAAATCCAACCATGCACCCAGTCCTAATTTTTTTGCCAAAACAATCGGTGCCACCTGTGCCAACATGCCCAAATCTTTGTCTTTGCCCACTTGCATATAATAATTTGCCATTGCACCGGATTTGTAATCCCAACCTTTGCTGTCGCCAGCGGTTTTGGTGATAATGCCTTTCATTGGATTGAAATAGCCCAACGGAATTTCACTAACATCGTTCAACTCGCCCAACTCATCCAAATCAAATAACTCAATGAGTGTTGTGCCTTGAAACTTTGCCATTAAAATAAGCCGCACCAACTCCTCAAACCAAGTGCGTTCTAATAATTTTGACAATTCTTGGTTTTCCTCGCCGGTTTGATTTACGATTTTAAAAGTAGATCGTTGGCAAAATAAAATCCTGCTATCTATAACCGATGCTAAATGGTTGTCTAACATCAAATTTTGATACAAAGTCCGCAAATACGATCGGTCGGGATTTTCGGGATCGGTGGCTAATTGTATTGCCAGTTTCCACTCATCATAACTTTTAGATTGCATCGTTTCGGCTTGATATTCTAATTGCGTTGAATAGTTTTTACTTGGACTCATCACAGCATTTAAAGCCTTTATTTTCAAAGGATTTGCATTTTTTAATACTGAATTTTCGAATACCTGGTATGCTTTATTAAATATATTCATAGTCTGTTTTTTTATTTAATGGTTTTGTCTCTCCCGCCTTTTGAATGGCTGGGCTTTATATATAAAAGTTTTTGTTAGACAAATTGCCCGACATTGAACTGCTGATTATTGCGCCAGTATTGTCCAGGGCGGGTGGCAAACCATCCAATTTGATGATGCCTATTGAAACCTCTTTTAAAGTTTTCATTGCCTCGTCATATTGCTCTTTATAATCGCTTGGCACTTTTCGGGCAGCGTTTCTGCGGATTAATTTATATAAAACCAATTTTGCCAAAATTTCTTTCAAAACCTCATTTTCTATTGGCGTGGCTGCATCAAAAAGCACCGCCACATTATACCGACTGCCTATATAGGTTTTGATAATAGCAATTTGCGTTATTTCAATTTGGTCTATAATCGCATTTTCATTTTGTGAGCTCTCATCAATAAATCGTTCCTGTGCGTGTGCAATAAGAAAGTCTTTGTCAATATAAATCATATTCGGTCGTTTTTATGTTTCATTTTACCAGTTTTTTAAGTTCTGTTTTGATCACTACCAATACTGATATATTTTTCAAGCTCATCCGTAACGCCTTTTTTTGCATCGGGATAATCGTCTTTTGAGCTGTATCCTGGTTCAATTCCGTATAACTGAGCCATTGCCACTTGATGGTCTTTTTTGTATATTAATTTGTCAGAATAAAAGAATCGACCGTTTTGAAAATAAGGTTGCAATTGCAGCATTCTATCATATTTATTGGCTCGCGGTCTGTCTCTTTTAATGATGTTTAATCGGCAGTTAAACAGTCTTTCGGCATCTCTGATAGCACTTTCAACAGCATCGTTCCAAAACTGACTTTCAAAAACCCAATGGACTATAACCGTTTCTGGCAATGATTTTTGAAACTGACACATATAGGCCAAAGCCTCGTGCATTTTGCACTGTTGAACAAAACAATCAATTTCCCAAAAATCTCTGTCCTTCAAACCGCCTACAACAATAGCGTTATAATCAGAACTTTGCGTGCCAGAATATGCCACATCCCAATACCCAAAAATTATTTTAAAAGTATTTAATTTTGGCATTGGTGCATATTGAATATCCTCTGCTTTAAAAATTGTGCCTTCAACATGCGGTTTATTGTTATATTCTGCATTGGCCGCCAACGCCCCGATTTCTTTTTCAATTTCTTTAAAATAAGTGTCAGAATATTTAGATTCCCAAGTTGGTTCAAAAGTTACAGGATCATACGCATTGATTTCGTGAACCGTCCAATCTGGGTGCAATTCTTGCAAAATGGTCTGCACCATTTTGGGAGCAAACCGATTGTTGGCTTGAATGAATCGACGAATATCGCCATCCATTGTTGGTATCAAATCCCTTTCTATCCATCGTGCCATTTTCAGCTGTCGGACAGGGTTTTGGTTCAAATCTTTTGTTTCGATATCATCGCAAACAATATGCGTGGGTCGTTTGTTTTTAACACGCAAACCCCTTACGGATTGTCCCATGCCCAACGCCTGACCGATAAAACCGCCTTTGGTTATAAAAAAACCATCTTCCCAACTGCCTTGATTGTATTGTTCGCCATAATCATTAATAATTTGTGGGTTGCTTTCAAATTCTGCCCGGATGTCTTCTAATAATTGTTTGCCACGATCGGCATTGTTGCCCACCAGAACCAAATAAACAGGTTCGCCGTTAATCCAAAGAAAAAACGGCAATAAAATATCATTTACAACCGATTTTGACAAGGCACGCCCCCATTGTGAAAACCCTTTAAAGGTTTTGTTTTTTTGTACTTTTTTAGCAAAATCAACATGAAAATCGGGCGTTTCTGCTGTGGCATAATGCGGAAAATAGCGTTGCACCATTGCCCGAAAACTCTTTTTTGCAGCATCTTTTGCCTCTCGTTTTTCTATTTCATTTTCAAAAGGATTAACAGTGGAATGAGACCGAGACAGTTCGAGTTTTTTTCTATAACGCTCAAGGGCTGTTTTATCATTTTTTTTCATTTCCGACGGGTTTTAAAGCGGCTTCATGGCTAACTCTCAATATTTTTTTATTTGCCCTATGCGTAACTTTATTTTCTTGAAAATCATAAAACAAACCCGTAATCACACTCACCCGATAAATGCCATCGTGCAAATGTTTTTCTTTTACAATTTGCCCTATTTGAAAACCACAGCCTTTTTTGATAAAGTGGGATCCAATGTTTAGATAATATTGTTTTAATGGTGCCTTATTGATCATAAGGTTTAAAATAATTTTGAATGTTGTCATCCTAATTTGATTGATATAGTTGATAAATGTGAGTCTTGAAAATCTAATGTTTTTAAATAAATGCCCTTATCATAATGTTCTAAATTTTTGAAAATGTTTGTCATCACTTCTAAATAAGTGGCCAATGAAATGCGATTGTCGTTGTCTAATCGTTCCAACGCTTTGGTTTGGATTGCCACCTCTTGAGACAAGGCACTTGACTGTTTTCGCAGTTCGGAAACTAAATTTTTATCACCAGCGGCTTTTGCTCCTTTAATTTCAATATTGATTTCTAGTTGCTGATCTGTCAATTCGCTGATAAACTCTTTTATTTTTTGGGCTTGGTTTTTTGAACTGTTCACGTTGGCATCTCGCACCGATTTCCAATTTCCTTTTTCCACCCAGTCGCCAATAGTTTTTTCATTGACATTCACAATCTCTGAAATTGCTTTTGCCGTGAAGCCTTGATTTGTATAATAATCAAAAGCAATTCTTTTCTCTTTTTCTTTTGCCATTGTATGTAATTTCAGTTTTTAGTAGGCTTTTTTATTGGTACAAAGTTGCTATAAACCTTAATTATATTTCTTTTTCTGTCCCAAATTAGTATCAAAAACATACTAAATTAGTAAGGATTTGATACTAATTTGGGAAGTCGTTTTTTTAAACTTACAACAAAATCTAATCTTTGCCCCATCAAATAGAAACAATTCTAAAAAGCGAATGGCAAAACCAACAACATATATTGAAGCATCAGCAACTGGAAAAACAGGAACAATCAAATTGATTAGCCGAATTTCGACATATTCAGACAATTCATCTTCACTTACTATAAAAAGTGTTGTAGATGATTTTTTGAAAACGGGTGTTTCTGATGTTGAAGTTTATATCAATAGTATAGGTGGCGACTGTTTTGAGGCAACCGAAATGTGCAACGATTTAAAAAGACTGCCAAAAGTTACCTTAAAAATTGGAGCCGTTGCTGCATCTGCCGCTACTTATTTTATGACACAGTTTCCAAGCGTTGCTTATCCAAATTCGCAAATAATGATTCACAGACCAAAGTTAGGCACTTATGGTGATGTGGTTATTATTACTGCGGATTTGAAGTTATTGCAAAATGTAACGGACGATTACAAAACGGCTTATTCGACAAAAATGAATAAAACTGTGGATCAAATTGAAAGCGACTATTTTGCCAAAGGCGATTTTTGGATGACTGCCAACGAAGCAAAAGCCGCAGGTTTATTAGACGAAGTTTTAACCAACAACGAGGAGGTGACAGCCGAAAACATCAAAGTGCTTGAAGCCGTTGCCGCTCCGATCATACCTATTATTAACAAAAACAATAAAAACATGGACAGATTAAAATTGATTGCCCGGTTGAAGTTGGCAGCCGATGCCACCGATGTCGAAATTGAAGCGGCATTTGCCAGTCTTGAAGCCAAAGCCAACAAAACGGAATCGTTGGAGGCAAGTGCAAAATTGGCTACGGAAGCCACCGTAAAATCTT